CGTTTATTTTTTTTGTTTTTTCTTTCATTGAATTAATAAAACTCCTAAAAATTGCAGACTCTGAACTTTTACCCATTACCTTTGCTCTTTGTTCCATGGCAATTGCTGCTTGAATTTTGTGAGCATGTGATCTACCAGAATTTTTAATCTTAGAAACACTCTCTTTGGCAGTTGCAACATCCTTAAATCCCAATCCGTGAATTGTTCCTTTTGGATCTTCGTCTGTATAAAGATCAGAGTGTTTATCAGACTTATCTGGTTGTCCTGGTTTTTTTGGAATGCGAGGATTATTCATTTTAGACATAGACTTCTTTTTTCCCGCACAATGAGCTTTCTGAGAAAATCCTTTCGGATTAGAGCAATCAATACTCTTTTTATATTTATTCGTCCAGTCTTATTGAAATTGTTTAAAGGTTTTCATTAGATTTTTGTAAGTACTTTAGACATTTTAAAAGTTGTTGAAGTGTTTGATGTTGGAATAACCAAAATTCTTACATTCCCAGAATTAATATCAGCATCAAAAGACGCTAAAGACTCTGAAGTTCTAATTGTTCCAAATTCATTAATATAAACATCTGTTCCATCATGTAAAACATTTAACGTGGTTAAATGATAAAGTGATCCTCTTGTTATTTGAATTTGATATTGAGCAGAGCGATATTTAGTAATATCAAAAGTATCAATACTTGTAGATGATGTTGTAGTTGTTGATGATGATGCAGCTTCCAAAGAAACCAACGAAATAGCACTACCTGCTCCAATTTCAATACCAGATCTAGCTGTTACAATTCCAATGGAGTCTACATTTGTTACATCTTCATAGATAAGAGTTCCTCCTATAGAAACATTGCCCGAGATTGTCGCACTGGAGGCAATAATTGACCCAACATTAATATTTGGTGTGCCTGAAAGACCTGTTGCATTACCTGTTAGAGGTCCAACAAATGATGTTGCCGTGACAACACCAACAGACATTCCAATATTTGAGGTATTTCCATATCCAAGTGTTTGATCTAAAGTTTGTGTTCCCCCTCCACCACTACTTGTTACTGCAGATCCAACCCACTTATCTAAAGATGAGTTATATCTCAAATAAAAGTCATTTGTTTTTGCAGTGCTTCTATCAATATCATCTAAAAACTCAAGTCGAACCTCACCACCACCTCCCTGAGTGCTTATAAGATTTTTTAAATATTCAAGTTCTTTTCTTATTCTAGCAATTTCTGGATCTTTTATATTTTCCTGCACTTCCTCTTTTGACTTTATTTGCTCCAAAATTTTAAGAGCATTATCTACGGTGCTTTCTTTTTTTACATCTACCTCTACCTGCAAAATTTCTTGCTCTGTTGTTTCAATTATTTGTTCTTCTTCAGTAATTTGATCAGATAGTAACTCTACTTGTTTAACTGAAATCTCTTTAATAATTTCTTCTTTTTTAATTTTTAGAGGTTCAGCATACAACCAAGATTCTAAAGCTTTAACTTGCTTTTGAATTTCTTTTTCTTTTTTCTTTTTCTTTTCTTTTTCCTCTTTTACTGATTCTTTGACTTGCGTAAAAAGGGAATCAATATTAATTTCTCCAACAAGTGACTTAAACTCATCCTCTTTTTCTTTTTTGGCTTTACCTATAAGTGAGAAAAATTCTTTGAGTTCTGTGTCCATTTTTTATCATTTTTGTTTTGCAGTTGCAACATCCTTAAATCCCAATCCGTGAATTGTTCCCTTCGGATCTTCATCTGTACAGAGATTAGAGTGTTTATCAGACTTATCTGGTTGTCCTGGTTTTTTTGGAATGCGAGGATTATTCATTTCACTGAAAGGTGACTTTGGTGTATTATTACACTTTTGATGGGCACAACCGCAATCTTTTTCCATCCACCTTACGACATTCCTCTTCATTTGCATGATCTTCTGGCAATAAGTTTATTTATTATTATGCAAGAGTAAAACTTGTAGATCCAATTCCAACTGCAGAAAAAACCAATAATCCGTTTTCTATCTTAATTGTGACTGGGGTTGTATTTGCTACACTTATAAATCCACCAGTAGAAGTTATAATACCCGAAACATTTATAGATTTTGATGTAAATTGAGTTGTAGATGTTACTCCTAATGTTGCTATCCCAGATACTATGAAATTTGTTACGGATCCGATACCACCAATTACACTAGTAGAAATTCCAGCAGTATCAGAATATGTGGTGATACCTGCTCTAGATGCATAAATTGTGGTTGCTGTTGTTACTACTTTATAACTCATTGGTTTGATGGAGAAGATGTTACTAAAGCCATTCCTTCAACTATTTTTGTTTTTTTAGATTCTGGAGATATAATGATTACATCATAGTAATATCTACCTGGAGATAATGCTGCAGTGACTGTATTGGCAATTGAAATAGCAATTTTTCCCGTTTCCGATGTTATACCAACAGAAAATGATGTAGAAGTTGAAGATTCTGGATATTTTTTAATCTTAGATACTGCAGAAAATCCAGTTAAGGGAACTACAGTGCCATCGGGGTTTGTAACATCAAATGATTCTTCAAAATCAGTTCCCTTCTCAATAATTAAATTAACTACTGCTGCCATTATTCTTTTTTATTTTATTTATGGTTTTGCTCTTGATTCTTTAAAATTTTAGAAAGTTCTGTGGTTGAACCAATAAACAACGCATTAGTAACACTTGTTGGACCCTTTTGAGATGTATCCTTCAAATCTTTCATTTTCTTTTGCAGATCAATTAATTTATCTGTAGTATCTGCAACATTTTTAATTAACTGCCCAGCAACTTCATATGCTCTTGGGCTATCACTTTCATGAGCCAATTCTAAAATTCCATTTATTGCTTCTTGACCCTTTTCAACTAAAGAATAAAGATTTCCTCTAGTATATTCGTAGTCTTTGTCAATTTGATCTAAATCTGCAGATGATAAATTTTTTGGGATTACTTCCAAATTATTAGAAACAATGGAAGAAGATACAGAATCCATTTCTAAAGATTCTGCTATTGGATTCATTGAATTTTTTGAATTATTTTTTGACATAATTTAGATTGAAGTAAAGTTTCCACCAATGTCAAAAAAAAGTTTTTCGTCATTAAATCCAAAATCATCTTCTGGTTGAACTAGAGCATCATCCAAATAGTTTATAACATCAATAGAAGATTCGTGTGCATGTTCCTTCTTAGTAGTATTATCATATCCTCTAGTTACAGTGAGAACATTTTCATTAATAGAAATGATTCTCATGTTTTCTTCATCTATTCTAATAATAGTATTTGTGGTCAAATTTGATGCATCTGCCACAACAATTTTTCCAATCTCATCATTTATCTGCCCATTTAAAATAGTTGTATTATCATCATTATAATCTTTAATTGCTCTTGGAGTTGCCGTATACCTTACTGCTCTTTGTGCTGTTTTGATGTTGGTGTTTGTATAATAATCAACTTGAACCTTCTTGATAAGACCATCGGTTGTATCTGCAACTGGACCAAATAGATAAGTTTTTGCAGTAAATCTTAAAGTGTGAATAAGAATTCTTCTTGAGTTGAAATCACCTTCATAGTCATCACTTTGCGAAATACTTTCTAATACGATTGGAACATCTTTTTTTTCACCGATAGAGGAAACTAAATCAATAGTTACATTAATTGCCGGTTGAAAAAATGGTAATATTTGTTCTAAAATTTGTAAAGAATCATCGTTTAACTTTGAAAAAACATTAAGTTCAAACGATAAGTTATATGGAACTGGCAAGTATACTTTCCTCATGGTCTTGCCATCTGAGGATAAAATCGCTTTAAATGATTGAGTTACGCTTGCTTTTCTTGAGGGATCATAAGATATTCCTGCCATTTCAAATGACATTCTTGGAAAAGTAATTTCAACCTTTTTATTGAGTTCTTCTTGTCTTGCTCTTTGTAAATATTTTTGGGAAGGTCCATAAGACAAAGGCACTTTAATAATACTAAAACTTTCGTTGTTTGAATCTTGATGTCTTACTTCAATATCATTGAATAATGTTCCGAATCCAATAACGGTTTTTCTTATAATTTGGTGATAAAAATAAGTATCCATTTCAAAACATTTTTATCTATTTAGTAAGTTCCAAAAGGATTTTTTTCGGAAAAATCTAAAATTTCATCTGCTGCAGTTTCAATATCGTCGTTATCTTCCTCTACATTATCATAAACAATTTGTTTAACAGAATATAAAGAACCAGATTTTTCTCCTTTAATAAGTTCTCCAAGTTTAAATTTATGATCGCTCACAATCCCAATTTCTAAAATTCCTGATGATTTTGTCCAAGATTTTACTCTTGCAGTTGCTCCAGAAGTTTGAGCAATAATTTTTTCATTTATAATAAACGTTCCAACTCCTACAGTAGTAGCAGCACCAATTGTAATTGTTGGAGCAGATGAATATCCCAGTCCAGAATTAAGAATACGAATTTGATTTATCGTTCCTGCACTACTAACAACTGCTTCTCCGGTTGCAGTTATACCCCACCCAACATTTGGTGACGAGAAAGTTACTGTGGGTGCAGTCACGTAACTATTACCTCCAGATGAAATTGTAACAATTCCAATTGAACCTTGTGTTGAAATTCCTGCGGTTATAATACCAGTTCCAGAAACAGTAACTGTTGGAATTCCAACGTATCCTCTACCTGGATTGATTAAAAATGCTTTATGAATAGATGAGGATGTGCTGATGCCAGATGATTTTGAAGTAATTATTCCAATAGCTGTCGCATTAATTCCTCCAGATGGAGCAGTTCCGATTGAAACATTTGGTGAAGATCTATATCCATAACCACTATATTGAACAAATAAATTACGAATTGCACCATTTACTATTCCAGTGAATGCTGTTGCAGTGCTTCCAATTCCAGTTAAAATTAGTTTTGCAACATATCCTTCATCTTTAACTACAGTGTCAATTTCTTCATTTCCAGTATCAATAAGTTCATCCTCGTATTCAAATAATTCGCATTTTAATTCATAAGTGTAAAGTTTTCCTAATTGATAAAATGGTTTTTCATGTTCTACAAATTTTATTTCGAAGAAATTTTTAGATAGTGGAAAATAAATTATGTCACCTTCTTTTGGTCTAACTCTAATATATTTGTCAATGCTTTCATCCAAAAAAGGACCGACAACCATTTCAAATCTTTCTCTTGAGATTGTTAATACCAATTCATCTTTTTGCATTAATCCAAATTTGGAAAGAATATCTCCTTGACCAGAAAATCCATCAAAAGTATTTACGTAGGCTTCAATCGGAAATGCTTGTTCAAATTTTGATTGAATAACCTCTTCAATTATAGTTTTTGTAGTAATAAATTTTCTTGGAATGTAAAGACACTCAATTCCAAACATTTTAATCTGTTCATTTACCAGATCCTGAACTAAACCTTGTTCTGTTTGACTAGTCTGCGTAAAAAATGGATTTAACATTTTATTATCCGATCATGTCAAGTGGTGGTAATTCATAGGTAGAAGACATTTTTTCCATAAGAGCATCAAGTTCTCTTTGTCCATCCTCATAAATTTGTCTTCCATTCAATGTAATTCCTCCAGGAAGAGAAACGTTATTAAACTTAATAAGATTTTGCCCCCATTGTCTTTTTGCGGTTGCAGTTAAATATCGTTTTAAAAATGAATCATTATAAACTCTAGTAAAGTCTGCAGGATCTAAAATTCTATAACATTCAATGACTAAGTAATCCCCTGCTTTCAATCTTTCCCAATCGGTATCAATATATAATCTATCTTGTCTTTTATTGAATCTTATTTGTTTTTCAGGAGTTAGTAACCACTCAATGTCTGATAGATAAGTTTTAACCATTGAATAATGCAATAAATCTACTGAACTAAAGTAGTAGAGATCATTTAAAAATAATTGATATCGAATATTGAATAATCCATCCGATACTGTACTTGTGTCAACTTTAAAAATTCTATTAATTCCTATTACTGATGGTGGAACTTCAATGTAATTGGAATTTTCTTGAAAGGAAAATGTTGTAGCAGTGCCAACAATTGTTGATGTTGCTGTTGTTGTAGTAATACCAGCATTTCCAGAACCTCTACCCCTAACAATGTCTCCTTCAGTGAGAACATGTTTTAAATACATTAATTCGACACCATCAAAGTGTCTTTCTTGGAAAAATTGAATGGCATCATCCAACAAATCATCAAACTGTTCGTCAGCAATATTGATTTCCAAAACTGGATAACCAAGTTGCCTCTTTACATAATCTATCAGACCAGATCTACTGTTTGGTTGTGCCATCGTTTTTTAAATTATTTAGATTGTTGAATTAATTCTTTAATCAAAGATTTAATTTCACCCAATTCATTTTTTATACCGTCAACATCATCTTTAAGGTTTTTGACCTCTAAAGAAGTATTTTTTACTATTTCTTCTTTTTTTGAAAGAAGATTTTTTCTTTTTATGTATTCGTTATATTCCATGTTATTTGTATTTACAATGGCACAATTTTCAGAATCTCTAAACATTCCAAGTTTCCCTTCGACGGGAATCAATTCTCTATCATAAAAGTTATTCATTATGCCAATGCGATTGTTCTAAGATCTTTAATCTTTGGTGGAGCAGCTTGATTTGTTCCAGTCATGTCAATTTTAATTTGGAATTTTGTAAAAGGTGGAAGTGGATTCGCACTATAGGCATGATCAGTATATCTCACACCCTGTAAACCAGTAGAACGTGGACGTAAATCTGGCAATCCATCAGATTTTTCAATTCTTTCAATGTTTCCTTCAAAATTAAGATTGTCATATCCTGGGAATAATCTAAAAATTTCATTATCAAATGGTGTTGTAGATCCAACTCTTTGAATTTTGTACATCACTCTAATATCACTTGTTGCAGGACAAACTGCAGAAAGTAATACTTTTAGGGACGATGCTGGATTTTCCAAAGTTATAATTTTGCTAACATAAGAAGCTATGCATGGATCTTGTCCATTAAGTCTAATCAATTCATTTGATGCGAAATCAACTATTGGATCATTTAATCTATTTGTTGTTGTTATAACACTTACTCGATCTAAGTCTATAACTGGAGAAATGTTCCTATTATTAGAAGTCATAATTAATTCCATAGTTATTGATTTATTTGCAGGAAGAGATGATAGGTGAAAATCTTCATTTACTCTTGATGCAATCATTCTTGGTGTTGGGAAATTATTTTGTGATGTGAGATTTATTTCTGTAAATCCTTGATCAACAAATGATTCTTCAATTCCATCAACACTTGTTGCACTAATAGTTCTAACTCTTCCTGAAATATTTGTTCCAGATGGAAGCATCGTTTGAATATTGGGAGTCAAGGTTTCAAACTGCATGTTTTGAGATGCATAAACAGTATTTCCACCACCAGATCCAGTTCTTGTAAAGTAAAGTTTTGGAAAACCAACACCAGAAGATCTATTAGTTCCATTTGTTGACATGTCAACTTTTACATGATAAAAATCAAGATCTATTGCATCTGGAACAGTAGTAAAAGTCATGTTATGAGTTTTATTAATTCTTCTTAAAGAAACACCTCTAAATTGATATTTAAAGACGGTTGAATTTACCTCGTGTGTTGCTCTAGAAGACGAATCAATTCCTCTAGTAATTCCAGTGAGAGATGTTGCTGTTGTCCCAGTATAACTTATGATTTCACCATCCACAAAAACGTATCCTGGATTTGTAGCACCAACTCCGATTCCTTCAAATGTAGTGAAATTTGAAGTTGAAGTTACATTTAAACTTTCTGTAGAATTAATAGAGTATTCTTGAGTTACTCTAGTTGATGGAACATCAGAATCAATGTCAGAAATTTCAACTAAATTTGCAAAGGAATGCATTGCATGAGATCTATGCTTAACCTTGAAATGTAATCCGTCAGAATTACTGCTATAATCAATTGTCTGTATTAAGCAATTTGTGGTGACAGCAGAACTCACTAAAGTATCAGGATCAGTAAAACTAACTGTATTAATTCCTATGTTAAATTCACCTTGAATGTCTTTGAGAACAATTGCATTTGATGCGGAAATAATTCCAACAGAAAATCTTGCTCCAGATCCATTACCATCACCTATTGATGAAATTCCAACAACGTCTCCAATAACAAAGTTTTTACCACCTTCAGTTACTGTAACTCCACTCACAATACCATTAGTTACCGTGACAATTCCAACCAAATTAGATCCTCTTTCTGAAGTTGTAGATTCTTCATTTGCATTTCTGACTACAACTAAAGAAATATTATTAAAGGTTTCTGTTCCAGATGATGGTGTATAACCAATTCCAGCATTGGTTATGATTAAAGATGTAGATCCAGTGGCAACAGCACTCGCAGTTGAAACCAAAATACCTTTAGCAGTTGTATTTCCCTGTTGAGAAACCGTTACACCAGGAACTAAATCTCCATTTATAAAAGTTGTTCCTAATCCAACAACTGCTCTTCTTGATAAAGTTTGAATTGGATTATTGTCTAATTGAATTAGTTGCTTATTTCCTTTGTGCAACTTTGGGTTATAGAATCTAACAATTCCTGGTGTAATGTCGAATTGAGCTTTATAAATTGTTAATTTCAAATCTTCCAATTGACTTGGATCCCAAGTAGATCCATTTTGAGATTTGAATAAAGATCCAAGATAAGGTTGTTGAGTAATAACCAACTGACCTCTATTTGGTTGATTAAGTGTGGAGATGTCAATTTCCCCCATTCTAGAAATCCAAGCTTCATACTTATCTGATGGTGATACTAAAACAACCGCATATTCAACATTTGGTCCTTTGAGATAAACTGGAGAACTAAATGTAAATTTAGTTGGAACAGATGCATTCTCAGAAACATTTATTTTATTTGGCATCATTTTTACCACCGAGAATGGTAAAATTGTAGTGGTTGGAGTACCACCTCTCATTTCCCTAATTTGTAAAGATACAGGTAATTCAGTATCTTTTGTTCTGAAGTAAACATCAACAGATGTTACAAATATTCCAGTTGCTTCATCAACTGCAAATGATTGTGCAAGGGGATCATAGTAAGTCGTTGATGATTGTGCTACAATGTCTCTTTCTACTTTCTTATCAGTTGTAGTTATTGTTCTAGTATCTTGTCTTTGAATCTGCTCTACAATTGGCAATTTAACGCTCAAAGTTGTCTGCTGAACAGTATCCTGCTCTCCCTGAGAATAGAAAGTTGCTTCAGCAGAACTTTGAACAATTCCACCAACTTTTGAATTTGTGGGACTTGTTGTAAATCTTATTGTTTTTGATCCAGTTTCCCATCTTGGATTTCCTGGTAAATTTGGATTTGGAATGAATAAGCTTCCATACAAATCCCCAACATCATCACTAATCAATCTTAAATCTCTAACAGTTGCTTCAGCACCACTTGTTTTACCTCTTAATTTTATACCTTTTACCAAATATCCATTAAATTCTGTAATTTGACTAGAAAGACTGAAAATGTCTACATTCAAAACATTTGATGTTGATGTATAAACATTGCCAATTGAAGTTCCATCATTGTAGGGATTATCTCCAACAAAATCTGTTGGTGAATTATAACGACCTTCAAGATGCTGAGGATGAGCAACTCTAAAAGTCATCAAATCTAATTTTTTATCTCCATCAATGTCTAATTTTGCTTCCACAATTTCACCAATTCTGAAAGGAGAACTTCCAGATCTCATTGAAATTTCTATAAATTTGGGAGTACAATACTTTGTAACATCAATGCCATCAAAAAATACATAAAATCTTGTACTTGGTTTTAATCTACTAATTCTAAATTCAATATTTCTAGAACGCATGTATGGTATAATATCTCTACTTACGATTCTGTCTCCAAGATTTACTGTTTCTATAGAAGGTGTTACTTGAGTTTGAATTCCATCTCTTGATTGTTTGGTCGTTGTAGTATTTGTAGTTTCAATTAATGCTGTGGTAGTTCTTATGTCAGTTTCACCACGTCTTGCTACACTTGGAGTAAAAGTGTTATTAGAAATAGGGAGAAGAATTCCACTTTGTTTCATGAGATCAATAGCTTCCGTTCGCGTAATCCCTGAGCCCCGGTCATTAGCCCATTCAAAAGTACTGGTTGAAGTTAGTCTAGATCCTGGTACTTCTCTTGTGTTAGTTACTTTTGTTGAAGACCAATAAGTTTCCCATGATCCCCATTCCGTAGGAGCAAATCCAGTTTGTGGATTTACTCCTAATTCCTTAATTGTATCGTCATAAAATTTAGTTAACTGTGGATTTAATGCAGAAATTCGTTTTTGATCAATCCATACATCAGATTGGGGACTTAATTCTAATGTTCCTTGATAGAAGACAATCAAAAATGGATTTACATTTTCAACTCTTGATGCATATCTTTGAGTAACTACAGGAACTTCAGTATAATTAAGTGTTAAAATTCTTCCACTCTTTTTAATATTTGATCCATCAATGTCATTAATAAAGTTGGCATCTACATCTGGATTTGCAGTGCTTCCTATTCCTATTAAAGACTCTGATCCAACTAATAAGTCAATAGCAGTAGTATAGTGTGATGGTCTCAATTCTCCATTTGTTTTATCAATGGATGCCTCAAAATCTGGATGTGATAAATCATGACTCTCATGAGATCTAAAGTTATCTACAAAAAATCCTGATTTAAATCTGTCTAATCCAGATGCATCAGTTATTTTTAAATTTGCAGTCTCAGTTTCTAGCAAACTTAATTGTGTATAGTATTCAATGTTTGAAATTCTATCCTCCAACTTAGCAATATCTGACATTCTATATCGTTTATGTGGAGTTTTTGATACTACAACATCAGATGCAGAATAAGTGTAAGCAGGAATTTCCAATGTTGCTAATTCTAATGCTTCATCTAGACTTTTTGGTGCAGAAGGATTTAATCCAGAACTACCTTTTTGATGTAAAAATTTTCCGTCTTTATCAATGTATACTTTATCAATTCTAGAAAGATAGTAATCATAGTCTAAAATTAAATATTCATCGTTTGAGAGAGGATCTGAAATGCTTGCTCCAGGAGAAGTAAAAGATCTTCCATCAAAATCGAATGGTGAGAATGAAGATGATAATGAATAATCAGATACTCTAGGTCTAATGTCTATTAAAGAATCTTGTTTTTTTGGAAGAACTGTTTCGAGAGCAAGATACTTTCTATCACTTTCTGCATAACTTGATGCTGTAAAAAAGTCACCATTATCAGATTGTTCAACAATAAAATGATTGAATACAATTTTTAGTCTTCTGGATGGAATTGGAGAATCTTTTTTTCTAGTTATATAACTGTAATCATAGAATGTTGGTTGAATACCAGTTGATAAAGAATAATAGTTTGTTATGTTTTTATCTCCTTTGGAGCAGGAGGAAACTAAAGCAGTTATTCCTGAATTTTCAAATGTAACTTTTTCACCAACAGAAAAAACATTATTATTTAAATAGACAAATCCCACTGAACTTAAACTTGGTTTTTCTGCAATTATTGCTACAGCATCACTATTTTCACCAATAATTTTTTCTCCAATTAAAACTCCAGATGTATTCGCCGTTGGACCAGTAAACGATGTTAGAACACAACCTGGTAAATCTGGATTTGAATTACTATCAGATTCAAAAACTCCAAGAAGTTCTACAGCATCACAAACATTTAAACTAATTTTTTGATCTTGAATTCTAGTTCCGTAGATTCTATTAAAAGTTAATCCATCAACACTATTTTTTGATGAAGTTAACTGGGATCTTGTAAGGACTAAAGTTGATGCTTTTTGTAAAGTTTTTTCTTTTAATCTAATTTTATTCTTAAGTAAAGTTGCAAGTAAATCTGCTTTACCGGTTGATTTTGATAAACCTTTAAATGTGACTGTTTTTTTATTTTCAGAGATTGAAAATTTGTCTGGAGTTAAATTTTCAATAGTTCCATCATCATAGCTAATGAAGTATCTATCTATTGTGAATGGTTGAAAAAGTAAATCGGTTCCTGCAGAAGGAGTTGTAAATGAACTTAAAGAAATTGTAAGATTGTCAAATCTTTTTCTGATTTGAATTTGCGATGATGTAATATCAACATCTTTAATGTTATTGTGTGGAAGTGGAGTTGTTAAACTATTATCTCCCTCATCAATTAAGGGTGATGATAAAACCAAATTGTTTATTGTTCCTGCCTGAACTGCTCCATCGCACACATTGGCAATAGTTGAAACACCACTAACATTGATTGTATCTCCATCTGTTGAGATTCCAGTTACAACATTAAAGGTTGGAACTTTTAATCCAGAAATTCTATATGAAAGAATGTCTCCTGAAGTTACAATGCCACTAAAAACTCTAGTTGGTGCAGTAATTATTCCAGAATTTGATCCTGTTTTTGTAATAAAATATGTAGAAGAATTTTGAATGTTTAATGATTTTTCCTTGGATAATGAAGTGTCTGCAGAAAAAGTTACTATACCTACAGAACTTCTGAGTGCTTTAACATCATTAATGTTATAATCTATTGCTTTAAGAATAATTCTTGAATTAATAATTCCATTAATTTTTATCTGTTCATTTCTATAAAATTCACCAACGGTGCTTGTTAACTTTACCGTTTTTGAATTTGATGTTGCAGACACAACAAACCCACTAGCACCACTTCGATTCCCTTCAATAAAATCGGATTCATTAAGAGAAATATTTGAATTTAATTCAAGTTGTGTATAAACTTCAATATCAAATAAAGAAATTTTAAATGGTGTTGCTTGATTTAAATATGAAACTTTATTTAAATTAAAATCATAAACTCTTGCCTCACCTATTGGAATTCCTGTAGAATGATAAGATGATCCCACCATTCTATTGCTTAATAACTCTACTTTTGCAGTAGTTCCTATTCCTATTGAAGCAGATCCATAAACATTATTTAATAAAATATCAGTACCACAATTTATACCTACCGTTAAATTTTTAACTTGTTTCGTATCTCTTGCTTTCGGAACATCTAAAATTGAAGATGCTATTTTTTCAATATCATATCCTTTTACGTATGCTTTTCCTGGAGAAATTTCAACTGCTAATAAATTGTCTGATGGAGTATTTCCTTGATCTGTCTTTTGTGATGGTAAATATACTCCTCTACTACCTTCTCTATCATTAAGAGATTCTTTAACAAATACGTCAAATGGTTTTATATAATAATCACCAGATTCATCAAAAGTTCTTTTGGCTAATTCATCTCGAATTAAACTATATTGAGTATCTTTTTTGAACGATTGAAGTATGCCATCTTCTACTCTAGCAATCTCAACAAAATCTTTGTCTTCAAAAGATTCTAAAGATCTTTTTGAAAAAATCAAACTAATTTTTAATCTATCCGCTCCAGGGGCAGTATAATTTGAAAATCCTTGTGCGTTATCATTTAATTTTGGGTCTTCATCTGCAGTTACAATTCTTTCAACTACATCAAATCCAACTCTATAGGATGGATTTGGGGAATATTGATCTAATAAAATTGTTTGTTTTTGAACTTCAACAAAAGTTCCTCTAACAAAATAAACACCATCACCAACAGACATTGCTGAAGCAATCGACGTTGCATTTGATGAAATAGTAGTCGCAAATGGTTGATTTGCTGGAATTGATCTTAATCCAAAACGAATCAAAGAAGTGCAGACTAACTGCTCAGCATTTGAAAATTCTCTAATTGATTGATTTGTTGAATTAGAACCACGATACTGAATGTAAAGGGTATTCGTCCCTCTTTCAGAATCGGCAGATGACAAGACTTTTCTTACAGTGGCAGTTACACCCGATGACAACCCTTGTATTTGTTTGCCAACGAGTTGATTTAAATATAATTCAACATCAATTCCAGAAGAAGTTGGTTCTATTTGAACAGCATAAAATTCATTGTCATATGTCAAATTTCCTGGAATAATTTTTGAACCTTCCTTGAAGAAATGTTTTCCAAATTGTTCAATTTGATTTTGAAGAATAGATTGAAGAGTTGTTAATTCTCTAGATTGTACTGGAAGTCCGGGCTTAAACAGAACCCTATAGTATTCATTGTCACGATTAAAATCGTCAAAATAAGGACTATTGTTAAGATTAGTTTCCTGTGGCATGGTAGTTTAAAATTCCAATACAATTTTGATGTCTTCTTTTTGTGTGGAAGATCTAGTTACTGCTGCACGATTGTCAACATAAACAATTTCACCATTATACTTTTTAACTTCTGGATTTGCAATTCCATTAACAAAACCTTGACCCAAATAATATGTCTTACTATTTATTGTAGTTTTAATACCTGGTTCTGATGTTGTTCCAAAATTTGTGTCAATTGTTAAACTATTAGATCCACCTAAAATTGTAGTATTTCCACCAGATTCTGGTGAAGATGTAAATCTTTGTAATTTATACCCATATGTTGCCGTAGCACCACTTGCCAATTTTTTATCTTGCCAATATTTTAAAATACCTGTAGATGATGTCCATGAAATAACTCTACCAACAGCAGTAACTCCAGATCCAACTGTTTGACGAATGTATGAGTCTGGAGTGAAAGATGTTGTAGTAACATTTGATCCACTTAACTTTAATGCATAGACAGAACTTGCCTTTGATAAATTTAATAATTCGGTAGAATTATATGCAATAGGATTTTTCACTATTCCTACTCTTGAAAATTGATTTCCAACAATAAAATCTGGATTTAAAGTATCATTCTCCAATCTAGAATAAATTAAAACCCGATATGCTCCGAGTTCTTTGTAAACATCATATCCATGCCCTTGAGATGGTGGAATAATAACTTCCATCTCAGCATCAGTAGATCCACCATTAGTAATTCCTGCAACATCTAAATCAACGGTTCCAAATGTATAATCAACTCCACCATTTGTAATTTCTACTGCATCAATGGTTCCTGCGCTATTAACAATAACTGAACATGTGGCATCTTTACCATCTCCACTAATAGGCACATTATTGTATGTTGCAGCAGTTCCATATCCAACTCCACGGTTTTTAATTGTAATAATTTTAATTTGACCACTATCTAAAGCATTATTCCTTACTGCTTGATATTGTGCCCCAGTTTCCCAATTATTTGGAACTGGCATAAAATTTGTTGAATCAAACTTTATAATTTCACTCGGCTTAATAGTATAAAGATATTTCCAAATGTATCCATCACCGCTAGTTCCAGCAGACCTTGGTTCTAAATCAGTGAATGTTGGTTCATCTAAAGAAGGTCTGCCAAGAGGATTTTCTGGATCAGTCCCATTCTGTAGACAAATATATACTCTATAGTCGGAGTTTACAACATAATAATTTGCACTATACAAATTTGTTGCCGAGGTCACATTGGATAAGTTTGTTCTACTATAATCATGTCTATAATAGTCATAAAATGTTCCAGACCTCCAAACATTCTTTCTTACTACTCTGACTACATCATCGGCATTAATTTTTTTTAATGCCATCATTGTATCCCAATAATCATTTTCTTCAGCAATTGCATCCTTTGGTGCTGGTGGATTATCGTCCCATGTTGCTGAAATTTCTGAGGAATTTGGCAACCCAATCCACAAATAATAATTATTAGAAGTAGAACCTATTCCAGTGATACCTGAAACAAAAGATTCTGCACTTTTAATACGAAATTGATCAGTAATAATTGCAGGCATTTTAATTATACTTTTTGTTTTTATTTATGCTCTATCTAATATAGGTCATAAGAATCTAACAACTCAACTGTTCTAATTACTAATGGTCCAGTTTCTATTCCAATAGATCCGTTAGTTGTATAAGATTCGAATGATTTTGGATTTTCTCGTTTATAGTCATAAATTCTACCCCAAGAATAATTACCGTAGAAATCGCTAGTTCCAGTTGAAATTAAACTATTATCATTAACACTAACAGTAACTCTTGTCAATACTGTGGATCCAATACCAATAGCATCTCCAATGATAGTAGAAACTCCAACAACTTCATAAATGTTATCAATAAAAGTAGTTCCAACTCCAACAATTGTTCCAGATGATCCAGATGCTGAAGAATATGAAATGTTTGGAGAATTTAAATTTGAATCAGTAACCACAAAGTAATACCCAGTTTTGATACCGCTATATTCAATAGCAGTTGTCATAAGAGAAGAATCTCTAAGAGGTGAATCAATTGGTACAAACAAATCAAAATTAATACCGGTTGTAGCAATACCTACGATTGATGTGGAAGCAATACCCGTAATAATTCCAAAATCTCCTTCGTAACTTAGATTTCTAATTGACTCTGAAAATTGTGCTTCGGACTCTATTAAAACTTTTGGTGGATTTGATGAAGTATATCCAAGACCACCATTTACTATTTGTACTGACGAAACTGTTCCAACTCCAGAAATAATTGCCGTTGCTGATGCGTTAGAAGTATAAACAACAATACCGTCATTAACAGTTCCTACTCCAATTGTTGAAGCGATTGATACAACTGGTGAAGTGCTGAAACCAATTCCACCGTCATTAATTTTAATTGATGAAATTGAACCAATTCCTGATACAATCGCAGTTGCAATTGCTCCAGATTTTTCTTGCTGTTTGATTATTTTTATTTTTGATAAATTTTTTGGATAATCATCATATTCATTAAAAAGAGGCACAAGATAATTTACAAAAATTTCAGTTGAAGCAGAGCTAACATTATTAATTAAATAGCAAACTGGATAAATTCTAGAAGATATCAAAGGTCTATCCTTTGGCAATTCAATACCATTTATAATTAAGTCTGATGATTGCTTTAATAAATCTAAAGGTCTCAAATAATCCTTGGAATTTGAAATTCCATCTCCACCATAAGTATTTGTGTTAAAAATATTTGTAGTTCTAGTTTCTATACCAACAATAGTTCTTTCAGTTTGATAGTCTTCAAAATTATTAGACTCCGGAAAATTTGAAATTTTTATGTTATCTCCAATTTTTATAGGAGAAATTATTTTTTTAGACTTTACATCAGAATCAGAACCTTTATAAAAATAAATCTGACAGGTATCATCTGCAACTGGTGCCTCAGTAAATCGTATTAATCCACCAATAATTTTATAACTTTCTATTGGTATTTGTAATACATCATTTACAAAAACTAAGAAATTTTGATCTATGAAAATTTGAGAACCTTTTGTTGCTGCATATGAAAATGGAATTCCATTTTGTTCTGTGATTTTAAATACAGTTTCCATTCCATCAAATTGATCAGAAATTGAATCTAATCTTAAAAGTTCTCCAAGACTCCATCCACTAAATGAATCATCATAAGTTCTGGTTACAGACAATCTAAATGAAGAGAAAGCAACTCCAACTATAGGATCTGTTGGAACACCAACAGATCCTCCAGATTCTATGGTTAATTCATCTCCAACTTTATAATTACTTCCATAGTTTGTTATTTCGAAATTAACAATACTTGAAGCAGATCCGACAACAATAGACACTGAACCACCAATTCCTGTTGCACTGCCTATTAAAGGTAAATTTGCATATGGAAGAGGATCATCTATTACAATTTTTGGTGGATTTGAAGATGTATATCCACTTCCTGCATTTGTTATAGTTACTGAAGTAACTATACCGGATGAAACGTTTGCATTTCCAACAGTAATAATACCAGAATTTGTTATTGCTTTTACTATGACACTAGTTTGTATACCAGATCTATAACCAGATCCACTATTTCCTATCGAAATAGATGAAATTGATCCAATGCCAGAAATAATTGCCGTGCCACCAGCTGCAACTAATGATTGATATCCATAAGAAACACTACTTGCCACAGATACTATAATTCCACCTTTTGGAATGCTTGCTGTATTTACATCGTAGTTTGTTGAGGAAGCTGTGCCAACAAATGTTATTGTAGTGATTCCACTATTTTCACCCAAAACATAATTTTCTGGAGAATGTTGTAGAACTTGATTAATTAAAATAATTCCACCATAAGTTGAAATTCCAGTTACATTTTGTTGATCTTCTGTCAAATTGAAAATTTTAGTAACTCCATTAAATTGCTCAGCAATATTATCAAAAAGATAATTTTCTGCGTATGATTGTGTTGATGAATCCTCAGAATTTTGCCTAAAAAATACTCTACCAGCAAATGAAGAAGATGTTTGAATGCCAGAAAATCCTTTTAATCCTTTGGGAGGATCTGAAAATGAAATTTTATTTTTAGCAATTAGATAGTCACCGATGTATTTTGTTATGGTTGAACCAATTGAATGTGGTGAATATGTGGAATTAAGCCATCCTCTATCAACATTTACGACATTTTCAAAAATGGTTTTAACTCTCATGTATTCTTCTTCAATTCTTAACAAATCACCTGCAAAAAATGATACCACACCAACAACAGAAAATGATGGTTGGAAATCAGTAATATTTTCACCCAAACTAAATGATAAATTTGTTTTGGTAAGTGGAGACTGAATTGTATTATCAATAGAAATTATTGATTTTGTTGTAGCGTTTACTGAGCTTTCAAATGAATGCTTTAAATCTGTGATTGGTGCTAAATTTGAAATATCAATTGTTATTGGTGGAATAGCAAGTGCCTTTTCTGCAGTGTCTGCAACTTTGAACTTAGTTTCGGAAATTTTTACAGCATATAAATTTGAAGGAAGTTTATCTGTTGTTCCTATACCAGCAATTGATGTCGTTGCTATACCTATTCTAGCATTTTGAATTAAAGATGCAGTAGCAATATCTTTTGGTGGCAAATATAAAATTGGTTCTCCGGTAGTAAAAAAGTGATTTTTGATCGTGATTACATCATTTGTGGTATCAACTACGGTTGAACTAGATCCTACAAATTCCTTATAAAAAAGGTCATCTCCTTTATGTTTTAAATTAAATGTTCTTGAAGTATCATCATTTGATGCGAGGTATGTTGCATCAAAACTTTGTATTTGATTATTTTGAAAGGATGTAATTCCTACTGATGATTGATTGGGTAAATTTAATTGAATTATTCTTGCTTCTACTGCTTTATTTTGTGGTGGTGTAAATAAAAGTTCGACCTCAGATCCATTAAATTGTGCTGAAAAAGATCCAATTCCAGATGAAGTAGATACATTAGCAAATTCACTATAAAAAATATTAGATGTATTATGCAATAGTAAAATCTGAGATGATTCAAATGTACTATCGGTTACATTTTTAATTTCTATGAAATAATCGGCAGCATTATAAATTGAACTGCTAAATCCACTTAATCTTGTTGGTATAGGTGATGAGGTGGATGCTATTGATGTATATGAGGTTAAGTACTTTGCTTCACCAATTGCTAAACTACTTATTCCAGTTTTAGAACTATCAATTGATGTTTGAAAAACGCTTACACTGAGGGTTTTATTTTCAATTGGAGTAAATTCTAAAAATACATTTCCACCAGAAATAGATGATCCAAATGTTCCGAGACCAATTGATGATGATTCAAACAGTGGATTATCTGTATTAATTGTCCCATAATCTAAATTATGGAGAATCGATGATGCACCATCTTGAACTAAAATAAATTCATTAAATTGTTTTATTGATGTGTTTTCTAAATCTTTAACTTGAATAGAAAATTTTGAAGATGTAAATTCGGATGCAGAGAATGATACAATTCCAACTGGAGTTGGAGAAACTGAAGAAGTGATACCAGTATTGGTTGATTGAATACTAAACGAATTTCCAATAGTTATTCCAGTAGTGCCAACTCCAACATTGCTTAAAAATGGTATTTTTACAGATCGAATTGAATAACTACTGAAAATTGGATTTGATGGATAAAAAAGTAATTGTCCGGTATTTGATGATGTTTCTGAAAGACTAAATTCGAAATTTCCTAGATCATATAACGATTCTATTCTTCCGAATGGAACTAAAAATCCATTTACTCCATCATGGGTAAAATTTATTTGAATTAATTGACTTTCTCCAGTAAATCTAACGTTATAAATTAAAAAATAATACTTAATAGAATCAAATAAATTTAAATCTATACTATCTAAAATAGAAAAATTTGTAAGTCTGGATTCATCCCTAAAGGCAAAACTTATGTCATCAATAGGAATAACTCTATTAGTAATACATTCTATATAATCACTAACAACTTTATTTTCTAGATAAATTTCATTTGAAATTTTTTTAAATGACATTGAAATTTACCTCACTGATTTTGAGTCAAAATGTTTATAGTATTTTCAGCACAAAAATCAAAGTCAATACGGTGATTGACTGAAATAACAGTATCAAGTTCAATTTTACTACTAACTTGAGTATTTTCTTCTATAATAAAAATGTCTTCTTCCATTGAACCGCCGACTTTTAATTATTTATTACTAAAAAATAGTCGGTTCTTGTTTAATAAGTGCAGATTGTATTGTTGCTTTATTTTCCGGAACAGAAATAATTTCAAGATCTGCAAAATTTTTAAATCCGACAGAGTGTGTTGTAGCATCAACAATATTTTGCCATTTTGACTTTGGAATTGAACTTTTAATTGAGTATGAGAAAAATTGATAATAATCGCTATCATGTATTTTTTGCACTTCATCACTCAATTTTCCAGTGTCTCTTTGCCATCCATCAACAGTTTTTGACGATGAAGACACTTTAAAGAAAGATTCTATATAATTAGCATCACTAACGATTGCTGAAGATTTTGAAGATTGACCTATTAACACATCACCAGATTTTATAGGAGCAACTTCCATAATCACTTTAGCGACATTGTTATCTTCATCTATGGAAATTATTTTTCCATAGTTTGAAGATCCTACATAAATTTCTTCCTGTTTATTAAATTTAGTTTTTTCTGTGATAGGAGTAATTATTGGCAAATCTTCTTCCAAAATTACTTTTGGAAAAGAACCACTAAATTTAAAAGTTCCTGGTGATTGATTGTTTATTATATATGAAATTTCACTATTTGATGTATTTACACCAACGATTGAAAATAGATTATAGTTATAATCTGATGAATTATATCCATTTCCTGTAGACACAATACCAATGTTTTCTACAAAAATTTTATCTCCAACAAAAAATGGAAAATTAGTATTAGAAAAAGTTTCATTAAGTTTTAATGTTACTCTTCTCAATGAAGAATTAAATGATACTGTTTGAACTCCCACTCCATTTGAATTGTTTGTTGCTATAATTTTTGGAGGAATTGAAAAAAGATTTTGTGGAATCTGTAAAATCTTTACATCTGTAATGGATGTTCCATTCAGAGAAGTTTGAAATAAAAATCCAGGTATAGATTGATTTGTTATAGAATCTACAACAATTAAGTCTGGAGAAACTGTATATTTAGATCCACCATTTAGTAAAGATACGTCAACAACTTTTAACAAAGATTTTAATTTTATTGCTTGTGGAAAAATAGCAAATGGTCTCAAAGTTAAATCTGCTGAATAATTAAATCCAACGTTTTTTAAGTTATATTTTTTTAACAATCCAATATTAGATCCAAAAAGTTCAATCAAAGCAGTGTTGTTATTTGAACTTCCAGCAGAAACTACCACTGGAGGATAAAAATAATTTCTTCCTTTTGAAACTATTTCAATTTTTTCTATAGGACCCTTTATGTTTGGAGAATTTGTGGAAAATTTAAGTACAGTAGCTTCATTTTGACTGTATGAATTTTTTTCTGGTTCATCCAAAAGATTTATTTTGAATGTTGTAGAACCAATTCCAACGACTTTTCCCAATACATTGAAATAACTAATTTGCTTTGACTGTAGACATGAGTAATTAATAACATCTCTATCAACCAATGGAGATTTAAATAAGTCTTGGATTAGATTGATAGATTTTGGTTCTAATCTATAAAATAATTGCTCTGGTGTACTTTCAGTAATTTCTAACTTGACTTTAGCAGACCCAATACCAACTTGTCCAAATTTAATCACATTGAAATTCTTCTCATTTTCGGTATTATTTGAATAATATGGAATTGTGAAATTTTTATCTTTATATAAGTTAAAATCAAAAACCTCAATCTTTTTGCCAGATAATGATTGACTCAGTGATGAATCTGATAAATCAAATACTACGGTATTTCCTTTAACTGCTATTAATTGTGGATTAATTTTAGAAATTTTTTGATTAGATCCTCCAATTGAAGTAAAGTTGATAAATTCTGGAAATTGTTTTGTTGCCTTATAATAGTTTTCACATAATTTAAAATTATTTTTATCAATTTTTACGACATAGTAAGACTTTTTAGTTTTTAATGGAGATGCTTCATTTGCACTTGTATATAAAATTTTATCTCCCGTATTTAAATTGTGACTATTAATTGTTATTTTACCTTGATCCAAACTAATTGCTGACGAATTGAATGTAATTTCATTAAATGTAGTTAATTTTGTATCTTGATCGTATTTAACATAAAATGTTGTCGATATCCCAGGAGTTAAAGAAATTTTTACATCTTCATTTAATGAAAGATTATGATCTTCATCACAAACAACCGTTGCAACAACTTTTTTTACAGTTCCTTTGAATTCTGGTTTAAGAGGAGTAAAACTGTGGTATTGACCAGAACCAATAGAAGTAAATCTTAATTGAACTCCGGGAGCACCAATGCCCTCTACCTTTCCGCTTGAACCAATTCCAACAGTGGTTGTAGAAATTCCTAACAGATCTGAACTAACTTTAATTGCATAAACTGTTGAATTATCTTGAAGAGAGAATGTTGTAGATCCATTTGATACAACTATTGATGATCCCGACCCATTTGAATATGTTAATGCTTGTCCTGTTGTAAATTGATGATTTTCTAAGTAGATCGTTCTTGTTGGTATAAATCTTTCTCTTCCGATGTTACCTGGAACATTAAGAGTGTATACAATAGTTGATCCAATTCCAACACCAAAAGCAGTGCCAATTGCTACATGTTCCTTTGGATTAAAATAATATGAAAGATTTCTAAATGTTTCAACATTAGTGCTAATTCCTAAATTAAAATTAATTTTTTTGGATGAAACTTTTAATTTATTTCCAGCAGAAATAGAAGTTCCTCCAGTTCCACTATATCTTCTTAAAACTCTTAATTTACTATTAGCAGCATCTATATTTAATACCAACATTTGTTCATTTCCAAATGATAATACATCATTTGGAGATACATTATTTAAGTCTGTTATACTTGGACCTACTACTGAAATTGATGTTACGATTCCTGTTTGTCCAGTAGTTCCGATTCCAATTGAAAGCGAATAGTTTAAATCAGACACATTAATCAAATGCTGTCCATTTAAATTATCTAAAGAATTCGTTGATACACCACTAATAGAAATTACATCACCATTCGATAAATTATGTGGAGACTGTGAATGCCCAGTCACATTACCACTAAAATTATCGTACGTGAAGACGACGTTTTCAACATCAACTGCAGTATATCCTATAGAGATTGTTTTTGCACCAATAACTTCCTTTACTTTTGCAGAAAAATCAGATCCACTATTGATACTTTTTTCATCCAAAACTAGTCTGTCATTAATTTGATAATTTTCACCTGAATTTAAAATCTTAACTTTATCAATTTCTCCAAGTGAAGTGAATATAACATCAGATTCCTCCTCTAAATTATTTTGATAAATTCCATCATAAAAAGTAAATTTATCATTTAGTTTATAGTGATAGGTATTTCTATGATAATTGTTTAAATTTATGTTTGAATATTGCGAATTTTTTTTAGAGAAATTAAACTCATCAGGATTTGCTGCATATTTATCACCTATTAAATAAGGAAACTGAGGTTCTCTATAGTTTTTAAAAACACCTTTAGTACTTAAAGATTGATTAACTGTTGCAAAATATGCGTAGGTTCCATTTGGAAAATCTGGAGTAATACAGAATCTACCATTTTTTTCATCCAGATCTGCATTATTTAAAAATTCATAATCTTCTATAAAAAACCCAAGAGGAAATGTTGAAGTTGGAGGACCATCTATACGAGCAGATTTCAATGAATATCCAGATACCATTAATTTTATATTACCGCCATTTTTGTTAGAATATCCATATGGACCATAAATTGGATTTCCGTCATATGCCCATCCTATAATTGGTGAATGTGAATTTGATATTTTTTCTGTATTATTTTTAAAAATAAGATCATTTTGTGTGTAATTAATGCTGCCATCGCTATTTTTTTGCTTTAAATTTTTTCTAAGTTCCCTTGGAGAATACAAAGCAGTTAATTTAATTCCTCTTCCCTCATCACCTTCTTCTAAAAATAAATCATCCTCATTAAAACTATTTTCGTACCTTTTAACATCATTGACTGTCCAAGATTTTAAGTTAACTAAAAATTTTGCGCCAGATCCAGGAAGAATTTCTTGTATAACAAAATTTGATGTAGAATATCCAACACCACCATTCTTAATTTTTACTCCAGTAACGCTACTACCAGAAGAAACTGCAACTAATTCTGCACCCACTCCATCACCAATGACTTTAAGTTTTGGTGCTGATGTGTAATCAGCACCTTTTTTTGTAATAATGACATCTACAATTGATCCAGTTTTATCTAAAATTGCTTTATAAAAACTTTGAGTTCCTGCAGCAGAAACTCTTACATTTACTGCTTTAGAGTTGTTTATAATCGTACTATATCCATATCCTTTTCCAACATTTTCCAAATCAATTGATGTAATTGATCCTCCGAATATTGGTCTTATTTTAGATGAATAATCTTCTGTATCTGACTTTTTAATTCCAATTTCTCCAGACACTAAAACTGAAATTGGTGGATAATTAAATATGTGTGATCCGGACCCAATTGATGAGATGCCAATGAATTGATTTGTAATATAATTAGTTCTAGAAACATCGAGTTCTGTGGATCCTGCAAAAGATAATCTAAAATTATTTTCATTAATTTTAATTACATGATAATAATTATTGTTTGATAATCCTCCAATTGGAATACCCGTAGTTTTGTATAAAACTAAATCTCCATCATTATAGTTGTGATTTTTATAAAATAATGTATTGGTTGAAGTTATAATTCCAGAAGATGCAATGAGTCTTTTTTTATTTGCATACCCACTGCCAGAATTAGTAACAATAATTTCTCCAATTCTTTTCTTTAATGAAACGCTATCAAATCTTTGTATGCCACTTCCAACCTCTCTCAAATCAATTAAATTTGTTTGATTTATAGCATCAGTAGAATTATTTGATAACGCAATACTACTTGGACCAACTCTAGAAACATAATAAATTGTATTGTTTATTAAAGTGCCTGTCGTTCCAATACCAATTTCTTGCTGACCAAATGATCTATAAATAACATCCTCTCCATTTTCAAATTTATGAAATGTAGAAAATCCTATTAAGTTATTAGTTAAATCAATTGATCCTGCATTAAAATTCATGGAATGTGAAAATGATTCGAGTCTAACTTCAGCAGTTGCTCCAAATCCATTTCCACCAGAAATAGAAATTTTTGGTTCGGAAACATAATCAAATCCTGGATCAAGAATTTCTATTTCCTTCAATTCTCCTTTAACACAACAAATAGCTGACGCATCAACTCCATTTTCACTTTCAAAAATTACTTTTGGTGGATTGATTACGTCGTAATCTTTTCCACCACCCAAAACTTCTATAGAATTTATTGACCCAAAATAAACTTTATCAGATGATTTATAGTTTTTGATTTCTACACCATTAATCAAAATTCCAATGGTTCCTGGAGTAGTTTCATAAAATCCACCATCAAAATTTGGATTTTGTGGAATTTTTTTTAAAAATCTTTGTGTTTGTATTTGTTTATCAACAAATTTTGGAATTTGTAATTTAAATGTACCAGATCCAGAAGCATTTACAAATCTATCGTTAGCAAGATCTACAAGACTATTTGCAAGATTAATTTCATTTGAATTAATTCTTCTCACATAATAATTTTTATCACTTATCAAATTACCTAAAGATCCATTGATTGATGTATATTTGACAATTTCCCCACTATAAAACCCATGATCAACTGATCCTGTTGTAACTTGAATATTTACATCAACAGTTGTTCCAGTCCAAGATACAGATCTATTCTTTGCTGAGATTATTTTTCCACCTAAAGATGGTATAGATCCAGAGGCAACATATGCATCACCATTACTGTCGTAAACATTTTGAACATCCGCAGAAAAAGATTTGACATTTTCATAAATGTTGCTATTTGCAAATGCAATTTTTCTTCTAATATATAAAATTTTATTTAAATTTAGAGTTCCTGCTTCTGAAATAGAAAATGAATTTGAATTTGTAATTGTGTTAATAATACATGATTTTGTAGTTAAATCTGTAAAAACAATTTCCACAGCATCCTTTTCATTGAATGTGTGACTTGATTTTGTAATCACATTATAAATTCCAAAAGATGTTGTAGATTCAATTTCTTTAATTTGATAATTAACACTGGTATTAACTAACCAACTATTAAATAGAACATCTTTTTCATTTTTTATAAATCCTTGAGATCCTGCTTTGATTGTATCTCCAGGTCTCAATAAAGAATAATCTGAAGGAATGTCAAAATCAGATAATACTCCAGTAATGTGAACATTAATTTTTAATGAAGAATCATCTGCTGCATAAGCATACGTATCAATAATTTCAGAAACTTCATCACCATTTGTATACGATCTACTTATTTTTGAAATATTTAAAAATTGATTAAATGTTTTGTCCGTGTAAGAAACAACATCTTGCCCATTGACGATTAAACTTCCTTTATTTGGAAATCCTAATGTAGAATCTACAGTTATTGTTTTTGAATTTATAGATAATGGTGAAGTTAATCTAGTTTTTTTTGTAATTCTAAATTGACTTAAATTTTCATCATTTGGTAGTGAGAGCAGATAATAACTTTGATTTTTATATCTAAATTCATCAACTCTAGAAATAGAAGTTGTAGCTCTAGGATCAGATTGTATTAACGAGGATCCTTCTATTCTTTTAATATCAGGAACATTTACTAATTCTCTTGCAGATCTTTCTCTATAAAGAGGATTCGCATGTTGAACAACCATTTTTTTAGTTGTCAAATAATCAGCATCAGATGCTTTAATTAAAAAGTCTTGAGGCTTAATTACATCAGATTCTACACCATAAAGAACTCTAAACAAAATTTTAATTGCTTCATTAGTTCCTTTAGAAGAATAAAAATCTTTGATTTGCTTTATAAATTGAACATGATTTAAATCTGAATCAAATTCAACTCCCTGAAAATCTGGAGCATAAAGTGATTTTAATTTTTTAAAGAATTCCCTGGCAAATAAACTACTTAAGTTTTGTACAAGTGAATTTTCTGTATGAGATTGAGCAGAAGTTTTTGTAAAAGATAAAGATTCTGGTACATTGGTTCTGGATAATTTTTCAATTCCACTGAATCCTCTTATACATCCAGTAAAAGTGTTTTTTCGCAATACCTCAACATTAATTGCGGAATTTCCATACATGTTGGAAATTGTAGGACTGTATAAGTAAAAATTATTAGGAGCAGATTCTGGAACAATAAATGTTGTTTTTCTGTTTGCACCAAGAACACCAGTAACTGTAATTCCTGTAGTATAAGCAATTCCGGCATTCCAAGTTCCATCTTGAGTTGTTGAAATTTTGAGATCATATCCATCATTGCTTGAATCAGATTGATCAAAGATATAAGTTCCACCCTTCTTTAAATTCAATTCACCAGACTCTACACCATTAACAAAAAATTTAACATCTTCATTTGATAATTCACTTCCTTCTACAGTAATTTTAAATGTTTGATTTGGATTAGTCGCTGACAATCCAGTATAAGTGATAATCTCATTATTAATTTTAATTAATCCATAAGATTCTGGAAATCCTGCTGTACTATTAACTACAATCGTTTTAGTATATGGTTCTATTCTATAACTTAATCTAGTGTAACTACTTAAAGCAGATCCAACCAAAGAATCAAGTTTTGTGTAATAATCTAAATTTTCAGCAAGATCTGCTGGACCACCTGGATGATCTTGCGATGTATAATAACTTTTTAAAAAATCAGAAAACAGTGGATTTTCATTTAAAATAAATTCTGGTAGTTGGTTTTGAACTACCTGACTAATCTTGACTCTTTGTGATGAGGTGCTTATCATATCTTTAGAGTTCTCTTATAAATCCTGGTTGATAGTAACTTGTTTGTGTGGTCAATCTTGTTCCAGAGGTATTTTCTCCAGAAGAAATTACGTCACGAATTAAATTAATTTTAGATGATCCAACGTCAAATCTAACATATAAATCTTTTAATCCAATGACATCATTGGAAAGTGGAACGGCTTGAATTTCTATAACATTATTTGGTGCTGCTGTTGAAGATATGTTTACAGTATCTATAATAATTTCTCCAGTATCATAGTTAACAGTTCCAGCATTTCTTTTAATAATTTTTGGTTTTAAATCTTTATAAGTAAAAAAGAAAATTTCACCGGTTGTCGATGAAACTCTTCTATCTGCCAAATAGACATCATCATTAATTCCTACAATTTTAAATGATGTTGAATTAATGTTGTATGTGTCCTTTGATGTATGAAATGCGTTTCCAAAACAAATTTCATACTGAGCATTTGAATCAATTTCGGCAATTAAATCTCTGCGAATAAGAACACTTGTTATGTTAGAAGTAATTGAATAATTAACATTATCAATTAATGATGAAACTTTGCTATATTTAAATCTACCTCCAAATTTATTCAAATCAATAGACTGCGAATATTGCGTCAATGAACTTAAAATCAATGTTCTTAAATCAGAAACTCTATTATTTTTATTATAGTCAAAATAAACTGAAGAAACTATTTCAACATAAAGATACTTGGCATCAATAAATTGGGGAATAATTCCTGCAATTGAATAATTTTTTAATTTTAACAGAAGATCTCTTTTTGTAGAATTTGGAAGTTTATCACCATTTCTTGGTTTAACTGAAATAAAAACTTTTCCGTATTGTGGAGGACTTAATTCTTCTCCACCATAAGCAGTCACAGAATCTACATTTGGATAGATGTATCCGATAATTGACTCATAATCAGATGCAGTAACTGCTCTATACTGCGAGGAATAAATTCTTGGAGCAAAATGTTTGATTGAATTAATTGATTCCGATTCATCACCATTTCTTGATGATTGAGATGTAGTAATTCTTGATACATTTGTTGGATCAATTATAGTATTATTTTCATCTCTCAAAATTCCTACCAAATTAAATTGAGTGGCACCATTTCCACCTCTACCAGATGTTGTAATGTATGAAACATCAATAACATTTCCATTCTCTAGTTTTTTGCCGATGATTCCATCACCAAATAATAATTCATATCTTTCGTCAGAAACTTCCTGAATTAGATAAATGTCTGATCGACCATCAATCTTTAAAATATTATCAACTTGCTTATATTCAGAAGATACTGAAGAATTTTCGGATAATTTAATTAGGACTCTGATTGTACTTGTGTCTACAAAAGAGTTTGGTAAAATGTATTTTTGATCGTAAACTGATTGACTGACTGTGAATTTCGTTTGAACAAATGTTCCTTCATAAATTTCAACATTATCAAATCTTGCAATTCCATTTATAACATTTGTGGTTACATCTTCAGGAATTGAAAAAATAAAATTAGTATTATTTGCTGAACCATTACAAACAACTCCTGCCTTTAATGTTGCAGTAAGAGATGTTAAGTTATTGACTCTGAATGAAATTTTTGCAATTGCCGATCTTCTTGATCTTGGAACATATCCGATACCCCTAACAAGAGAGACGACATTTTCTCTTAGAATTGCAGAATCGAGAAATGATTCATTAACTGCAAGATTTGTATTGTACGCTGTGATGTATGTATTATAAGCTAGGGTATTAATCAGGACCGAAAGATTCGAACCTTCAAAATCAAAATCAGTAAAATTGCTATTTGCTCTCAGGTAATCCTGAATCGAAACTTTTATCTGATCAAAATCTAGATTTGTGTACTGACCGAATGCCATTATTATGCCCTAGTAGGTAAAAGAACAACCTCTATAATTTGTGTGTCAACGGGAAGACCAACAATGTCGTATTGAATAACTGCTAACAATTCGTGATCTTCTCCGTTTACAGTTACTTCTACATTAATGTTATCAATACGTGGTTCATATGCTTCTAAAACTGATTTAATTTCATTCTCCAAAGGTATCTCTGGAAATGTTGTATCTAACTCAAATAGTGCATCAGTGACTCTTGAACCAAAATCAGGATCAAAAAATTTTTCACCGAGTTTTGTGAAAATAATATTTTTGACAGATCGTTTAATCGCATCTTCATTTCGAATCGTTAAAAGATCTTTAGTAACTGGATGCTTTTTAAAAGACAAATTAATGTCTTTAAATGCTCTAGAAATAGATGCCAATTACTATTCTCCACAAATCTTTTTGTATTTATACTCCAATTACATGGTTATTTTACCGTAATAAGGTTCTGTTCCATACTCCCAATCATCATAATCCTCATCATTGCGAATTCTTTCATGCAACTCAGTCTGTTTTTTGAGATCGTGCTTCTTTTCTGTCAAATTATCATGTAAAATTTCCGATAAGATCAATTTTTCGTCCATTTTTTCTCCTGATTAGTGAAAATCAGAACTTTTTACGGGGTTGCTATCCCGAATTTCTTTGATTTCGTACATAAAATCGTCTGAAGTCTCAATTTTTCTACGATTTTCAACTGAATATTCGGTCAAATCAATCTCATAACCTGGATTTTGAGTAATTCTGTTCTTTGTCCATGCATCATCGTACCATAAAATCTTATTATTTGGGTATGCATAGTAATTTCCATTGTCCATCTTGAAAAAATGAGCACATTTATGTTCTGGAGTCTCACTAAAGTTCGTATTCAAGGTGGATTTTGACTCCCATGACCAATCGAGAGTGAACATATAAACACCTTCGTTCTTTTCACCTCGATAATTGATTAATTGAGCTCGTAATCCAGAGAGTCTTGAACGAACTTGAACATCAATATAAGGAGAAAAACAATCCCACCACATACACTCTTCCAATTGAGGGACTGGTGCATCTGGTTTCCAACAAAAGGCATGAATTGGCCTACGAGTCCAGTTTACACCATTCTCAAGAAATGCCTCAAACAGCGGTACGTGCTTCTCTAAGGACGATACAGAGTGTACATCACATAAAGTTACCTCACCATGTCCCTTTTTATGATTGTAGAGAAATTCATTACGAATGTAGCAAGTAATCGTTGGAAGATTATGATTTAAGTATGCCATAAGTTGTTAATAAAAAAGCAGAAATTTCTTCCTGCTCTATCTATGTTATTATCGTCCTTGTCCCTTGTACCTTTTGCGAGATCCGTTGCGAGAAGAAGCACTCAATTTGGTATGTTGCGAGCGACCTTGACGAGTTTTCTTCGGTGTTCCGGGTACAAAATTCGACCCACCAGAGCTTTTACGAGTTGCCATAAGTTAATCTCCATCAAATAATACGAGTCTTTTCGTGACCGACACGAATGCGTGGGTCACACCAGATTTCAAATCCCTCTTTCTTGGCATCAAGACAGAAGGATACGTCCTCACCGCACATGTCTTGAACCTCACCAGACTCAAAGACTTGCATTTGTGGTGCAAACCATGGATACGTGAGAGACTCAAAGACTCCATTCTTAATCAGCACCCATCCGAAACCTGTATAATCAACGGTAAAGGGTTTGCGTCTCTTCTGAATGGATTCCACTGTCTCATGATTCATCACACCACCATTCTTACGGAAGTCACCTTCCTCCAACCAATGAGCAACCGATGTGGTGTATCCGTCTTCCGTTGCATACCAACCCGCAACGATGTTCTTTTCATCCGTACAATCTTCGGATTCACCCTGAGCAAGTGCAAGAAGTTGCCAGAATTTTTCGGTGTTGAACACAATGTCATTATCAATCCAGAGTTGATAATCATAATTCAGTTTTCCGTCCCAAGGAATCTGCTTCGGTCCACGAAGAACATTTGCACCAAGAACCTTACACCGTGCAAAGTTGACCATAGAAGAATAGTCCTGAGAGATCTGAATACTCATTCCGTTTTGAACAAGATCAAAACAGAGTTGAACAAAACTCTTCAGAAAAGTATAGGAACAACCTCTTCCAGGAAGACAGAAAACAATACTTTTACCTTTTGCTTTTTCTTTAATCTTATCATAATCCCACTGAGGAGAATCGGCAGTGGATTTCGCAATAACTTTAAATCCTTTTGTCATAAGAAAATAATTTCTACATCAACATCATACAGGAGTATTTAGAATGTGTCAAGATGATAAATAATCGTATTCGGTTGGAATAGGATTCATGTTTAATTCAGAAGACGTAAGATTACTGCAAGAAGCATACGCATCTGTTTATTTTGATGAGTCTCAGTATGCTCGTGAAAATCCAGAGAAGTATGAAAGAAGCCCAGAAGCAAGAGAAGGCCGCAGAAGAAGAAGTGGAATAAATGATCCTCATACTGGAATCAATTCACCTGCTTTTGAAAAGTTTATGAGACAGCAAATGGGTGGTGGAAAGAAAAAGAAAGTAAAAGAAGAAGTTTTTGATGAAATTTTCTCACATCTTCTCGATGAAGGTTATGCCGACACCGATCAGGCAGCTCTTGCTATTATGGCAAATATGAGTGAAGAGTGGAGGCAGAGTATTGTTGAATTCATGAGAGGTTCTGGTCCCGGACGCCCCAATGGTGGAAATAGCACCCGTCCTGGTGACGGGAAACCATATGCAGATGGTCCTCTCTGGGATAGTAAACAAAAGCCAGAGGATGTACCAAGTTCTACAAAATCATCACCTACTAAAAAACCAACACCAAAACCAACACCAGGAAATAGCACCCGTCCTGGTGACGGGAAACCATATGCAGATGGTCCTCTCTTCTGAACCACTTCCCAAACTGGCACACTAGAGGGTCTCACCACCCTCTTTTTTATGACTGAATTATTTTCAGTGACCCTAGGGGGATTATTTTTTGCCCGGGAATTTTTTTTATTTAAATGGTTTTATAATATTGATGTCGTTGGGGGACCTTTGTAGGTTAGGGACTTAAGCAATTATATATTCGCTACGCCCGCATAAGTATAAAGAATTCACCCCAATTTAACTGTCATTTCGGTCATAAACCACGCACCTCGCAAAGTATAAAAAAAGAACAGAAATTCACTGTTCTCTGACTATAAAGTTTTCCACAAGTTTATGATACTTTTTCCACAAGTTTTCCACATAAAGTATAAAGTTTTCCACAGGTTGCTGATGCTTACTGTGCATGAGATCTCTGATACCAACTGTGATCTCGCAGATTTATACTCAGAACCTGTGGAAAACTTTATACTATTCCTCCGCAATCTTATCGTATGAAAGCGTCAAGAGGGAGGATGTAATGCTGTGTGCATGAGTGATACTGTGCAGCAGCAGATTGCGACCTGATTGCTGATACCATTGTGCGCTGCTGTTGTATAGAAACTGTGTGATGCCTGCGATAACAGCAGCAACCGTAGCAGTGAGCATCAGTATCTCATGCATAATCTCATGAGCATAAACCTCATGCAATTGTTCCTGCAGCGTGCTCAGATAAGGCACCTGAAAAGAATAGCTCATAATGATAAAAATGTGTTTTCAGTGGTATGACCCCTGCATACGATTAGAGAGGGGTTGTAGAGGCACAGAGAGGTGTCTGGTGACGTATTACCAATCGAGATTCATGTCCTCTACGGTGACACTTAAGGACTCTGCTGGTTCTAACTTAAAGACACGTTCATAATTAATCTCATGAGGATTGAAGTCTTCGAGCACGTTGAACTCTAAAGTCACACGAAATTTCTGTAACTGTCCAGGTAGAGATGCCAGTGTCATGAGATTTCTCATCGGGTTACACTAATTATAAGGGTTGTGAGGGATTTTGTCAACTCTGAGGGTGTGGAGTTTTGTGTGGGTGTGTGTTGACAAAGTGCGTGTCTTATGTTATAACGTCTTAGACCACAAGCACTGAGAGGATTTAATTGATCGGCACACGAAACATTAAAACAACTCTAGAAGGGTTTTAATACACATAAAAAAGAAGTTTTCCACAAGTTTATGATACTTTTTCCACAAACCTGTGGAAAACTATAAAACAGCATATTATGTTTTTTAATACATTTTTATCATACAAAAAACTTTTCTAAATTACATTTTTTTGGTGGAAACATTCCAGTGTAAGGTGTAGTCAATGAGAGATCAATTTGCTTTCCTGGTGTCTTTGAATTGACTGGGGCAAAGTATAATTGTTTCTTGATAGAATAGAATCCCCAGACTGTTGCCACTGCTTTTCCCAAGTTGTAATCGTATTTGCAATGATGATTGAGCATAATGCGATCAAACTTGGAATTAAACTTTTCCACACTGTAAGAGTAACCATTTGGAGCAGAATGTGGAAAGTTGGGTGTCACGCAAAAGGGGCAGATTCTTCTCCTTCTTGATTGATGAGGGAATCCAGAATCGCAAGCAATTCGTTACCAGTGTTTGCTTGATTCAGCAGAGAAATGAGAACTTCTTGAGTCATGAGAATGATGATGAGAGTGTACTGGGAATGAGTATGTTTAATGACCCCTCATTCCCGTTGAGTCAGGTGTCATCAGCAGGCAAGAGCACCATCACACTTTCGAGATAAGTTACATCGTGCCACTGACAAGTATCATAGCACAACCATACCTGTCACATTAGTTGCAGATTCTAACAAATAATGAAGACTAGAAATCGAACACGTCAGAGTTAATTTGAATCACATTCACTCTGGGATCATTGAACTTAACTCCGTCACCAGTTACTGCATCAGAACCGACGTAATCACAGAAGGTTTCATAGTCACCACACTCAGAAGCAAGGTGATACAAACTCTCGTCATTGTTGATCCAGAGAGCACAGTTCCAGGTCTCATAATTCTCCCAACCATTATAGGAAATGTCGAGAGCATTGGACTGATAGGTTGCGGTTGCCATTTGGTGAAAACTCCTTTGACTCTTTAAGATTAGCAGGTTTTGAGGTTTGTGCTCATTGTTTGTGACACTTCTACAAGTGGCACATTGATAAGTTACTCTTATGCTCCAATAGATGTCAACAACTTGTCACATTCATGATACAATCCTGGTTTGACACTTTTTGCCTTGGTGATGACAAGATTTCGATTCAGATTTGGATGTCGATAGATCAAATGCTTGCCCGATGTGCGATGTTCATAGCAACCACGAGAGAGCAATTCTCGGAGAAAATCGTTGTACTTAATCATTGCAATCAGTAACCGTTGAGAAACTCATGCAGTGCTTCATCGTATTGTTCTTTCGTCTCAAAATACCTTCCGTAGATATATTTTGGATACTCAACATCTGGAATAGGATCTGATGGCAGATCCCGCTTCTTGTCCAGGATTTGTTGTTTGTAAGGATTGGGATTTGTCATTGGATTTCAGTTAAGAATGTGACGGTAATCAATAGATTTAACACACCAACCTGTAGCATTAGTAATCTCTTCAATGAGATCTTCTTCATCATCTGCTTCCCACATACCAATGCAACCTTCGGTTACAATGTGTTGAGTTTGTTCGGGGGGATAAACATCATCCTCCATCTCAAAATCGAGTTCGATGTCATCAACTTGGAATTGCATGATTAGAATTGAATGGGTTGATAGGATTGAACGAACCGAATTGCATCGCAAACTGAATAGAAAACGTTATACCTCATGGCATTGTTTTCATCGTTGTTATAGACAACATAATGTGTCTTTTGAGTGTCAACGTCACAGGCAAATACAGTTTCCATTTCAGTTAGCAAGAACAGCAATCCGAGAGGATGAATGAATCAAAGAAAGATCAAAAGCATAATGATCTGCCTCCTCTTTTGTGAAGAAACAAGCAAACGGAATGTGTGAGAGAAAGAGTGTATAAGTCATCAGAAGTGTGCTTCGGAATAGTCAAGTTGCTCGCTGTACTTTGCGATGGCATCATAACACTTTTTGGTCATACCTTCGTAAGCATCAGCATGGAATTGACGATTCATTTGGGTGCTCTCCCCTTGTCTGTCTTTATAGTATGGCACAGGCACCAGGGATCATGTAGTTCGTGTTGATACAAAACCAGACTTTTTTCGATCATCGTATTTGATGAGTTAAATTGTATTCGATAAGTTACTCTTATTAGAAACTATTTCAAAGAAATGATAGACTTTGCCTCCTCCCAGATCTTTTCATAAATTGCGTTGGGATTGTGTTCTACTGAAACATCTAAAAGTGTGCTAGCACCATCATAAATCATCACCACATTCTTAGGTGCTACAGAGAAACTAATTCGTGCGGTGTTTGGTGCAATTCTCCGACCATAAAAGATTGCACTCTCTACAACTGCAATGCGAGCATAGTGAGGATCAATCAGCACATAACAATCTGCTTTTGATTGAAACGTATCTGTTCCCTTTGCTTTCTTCTGAATGTCCCACTGTTTTGTGTAGAAAAGTTTATTCCCACTTTTCTGAGGTTTCATACCACTACACTGAGTTTTTGCATCAGGAAAGATGTTACCATTGAACACATAATCAGGATCATTTGCTTGTCCTTTTCGATTTGGTTTCAAGTTAATGTATTTGCCGATTTCTTCAGCAAATCCATACTCAATTCCCTCACCACGGGCAAAACAATCAATGCCAAAGGAATAGGGATACTGAAGTGAAACAACTCTTGCAATTCTCATGAAGTCCCGATACACTTCCTGCGGAACTTGTCGAAGTGCTGAAATGAAACTTTCGGTTTTGGTCATTAGAATCTCCTCGTAAGGATAAGTGAATGTTTGTTAGATTATTTTGCGTACAGATAACCACCAGACCAATCTGCATTTGCCAACAAATACTCCCGATCTTTAATCAATCGCAGATCGTAACGTACACCTTTGGCAGGAGACTTCCAGGATGCAGATTTATACACTTCACCAGTCTTTTTATCTACAAAGCAATGCACGGAACGAGAGCGACCACCGTCAATCATTACAACTTTGTGATACTTTTTGCCAGACTCGATGACATAATCAATCGGACATTCACCTGCTTTCAGTTTAACAATACAAGACTCATGATAATCAGTGCTCTCACCTTTTTGAAGAGAACGATAATGTCCACGAATCGAATAATCAACATAATTCTGCTTCAGTGCTTCAATCAGCAGATGAGTATTCTTCAGCACCGAATCTGCGATGGTTTGTTGTGCTTGCATTTGGAGAGTTGCAGTCATTGTGTGTTAAAGATCAGTCAACGAGAGAATAGTTTGCAACCCAGGAAGGAATCCCAGAGAGTGATAGCGAACCATTGCGACAATCGCAATAATCTTGTGCGTCTTCTTCAGTATAAAAGGGACCGATGTATTCTGGGGAATCCAATGATTGAGACCAGAAACAAACAGTGAAGGTTTCAGACATTTGGGTTCTCTCCCCTTGGATGTCTCTATAGTATGGCACAGGCACCAGGGATCATGTAGTTCGTGGTGATACAAAACCAGACTTTTTTAGATAAGCATTGCTTATCATTATAGATATAGAAACTCTGCAATGAAGTAGTCTACAGTGATCTCCAACTTCGATGCCATTTCTTCACAGTAATCATCAAACGCATTTTGTTGTTGTTGGCGATCATCTTCATGCTCAATGAACAGATCTGCACTTTCGTTAGTCATAATAAAGGATGCGAAGTTTAGAGTATGATTGTAACAGAATCAACAGGCAAATGCAAGTCCACCGATAGATGCACCCAATGCAGTTGCCCACCCACGATTGTTGCGATTGTTGCGAGTGCTGGTCATGGATCTACCGATTGCTCCTCCAAGTGTAGCACCTAAAAGTGTACGAACTGGATTGCAGTTAGGATTGGTTTCTCTACCATAATACCCACCACCATTGTTATAGTATTGATTGGTAGGTCTCCATCCTTGATTGATAGAATTGCATGGCACATTATAAGATTGAACACTCACTCTACCAGATACATAATTACCATATTCATCATAACCACCAGGTTGATAAACTTCCTGATTTTGAGTGCAAACTCCAAACTGATTAACCTGCTGTGCTTGCACACTTACGGTTGAAAGTGTGAGTGGTAACAGTAAAGCTAATGGAAGAAATTTCATTACCAGGTTCCTCTCTGAATGTGAATCTTTCGTATCTCAGTATGTAGGAACTGAAGAAGTTTGGTGTCTGTGGTATTGTCAAAAGCATAATAAAGTCGATTTAGATACTCTTGCTGTGTGGTGCATTTGACTACCTTTGCACTCGTTACACCGATGCCGTTGAGTGGTGAACCTGCCTTAGATTTGGGCATCCCAAAGTTACCTGTGATGCGACCAGTTGTTCTCAGTTGTGGTTTGATCTTGGAGAGATTAGAATAGTTCATCGAGCAACAATGTCAAGAGTTTCCATCAGCATCATCGCAAGTTCTGTGCGATTGTCTTGATCTACTACAGGAATGTTAACTTCCACAAAATCACTCACAAGTTCCATCAATAGTTCAGTCATTCTCTCATTTGCATACACACAAGTTGCAAGATCATACTTAAATCCATCACACAACAGTTTGAGTGACTTAGTGACAGTGAGTTCTTGCACAGAATCGACAGTAGAGTAAGTCACTTGTTCAGAGGAGAGTTAAAGAAACGACGAAATGCAGTGACAACAATAATCAAAGTTGAAACTACACCAAGCAGACCAAGAAAGGTGACAGCATCACCATTGAAAGTGTAAGTATCAGGAGTCATAATTAAGAAAGATGAATAATACCAGCAGAGCACAATGTAGACAGTGTGCGACCATAATGACCCTGCAACCATTTGTATGCTTGAGTGTCATAGATTTGCTGAAAAAGAGTCACAAACTCTTCTTCAGTTACATTACCTTCTTCGTAACGAAAAAGTAGATCTGAGTCAGGCATTGTTAGAAGTCGTAGTTAGAATTGAGAGCACCTTCAAAGGATTTATCATCATAACCGATGACATTCTCAGGATCTATCTCATCAGCAAACTCACGCATCTCAGGTAGATCAAAGATCTCACCAGGAGCATCAGCAATCTCTGACCAAAGTTCATCATACATAATGGATCTCCGTTCTTTGACTCTTTAAGTATTGCACAGAATGATGTGCTTTGGGAGTTTATTGTGCCACTTCTACATGTGGCACAAGGAGCATTTCTGCTCCCACACTTTGCCTTTGAATAACCACAAACAAAAGCACATTTATTTAGTCCAATTTTTTTCCATCACAAAGTTATGATGACTGAACTCGTGACGATTCACAAGTTTGAATGTACCATACTTGGTGCTGCGAACATAACCTTCATGCTCACACTCTTCACCGTTGACATAACACATCAACTCATCATCGGTGTGAAGAAGTAAAAAGAAAGACTCTTTGATTTTTATCACGAGATTGTAGAAGTTGAACAGGTGAACATCAGCACCAGTCATTTCTGCAAGCACCTCAGCATCAAGATCTTCACCACATTTGATGAGAAGATTCACTGCTTTCTTGATCTCTTCAACATCTTTTTTGCTGACAAATGTGACCAGAGAACTCATCTGTTTGGCAAACTTACTAAGTGTCAGCACCTCAGTGAAGTTGCCGCGGAAGTATACATCAGGTTTGACAAACAAAACAACATCATCACTGTTCAATTCTGGAATCTCAAATGATGCAACAGCATCTTTGAGTGTAGGACCAGAGTAGGAAGTATGAGGAGCAATGATAAACACCTGATTCACTTTCTCTTTGAAAGAGTAAGTAATCGTATTGGGTCGGTAAGTATCATCACCACCGAAACCAATAAAGTCACCTTGCACCACACCTTTGATGCGAGGCAGACAATCAAATGCTACGTGCAAAATGTCAGCAACTTTGGGAACATTGCCATGATTGATGTCAATGTCCTCATGACAGTAGTTGATCTTGATTTTCACTTTGTTGAACACACTTTTGGTGCCCACAAAGAACTTTCCAGTCTCAGGATCAGTGCCCCAAACTATAGCAGGAGCACCGTCAATCTTGACGGAAACTTTATCTTTAACAGATTGATTTGCAAACCAATCTAACACTGAAAGATCACCAGTGAGAATGGAATCTTCAGGATGCTCAAGATGTGTGTTTTTCATGTCTTTAGTATGGCACAGCACAGGAGCAAAGTCAACCCCTGAATCATCAGTGTATTTTATGAGTTTAATTGAAATGGATTAAACTCTCTCATCAGACGAATACGCAGGTTCAATGGTATGCTTACACTCCTCAAACAAACTTTGTAGAATCTCGTCACAGAGTTGATACGATTTACTTGTCACGCCCACTGCATTTGCTTGATAGTATCGTACTGCGTTGTAGATAACTTTCCTCTGCTCCAAGTTAAAGATTTTATCACTCATTTCGATTCAATACCTCCATAGTTGACACTAATTTATTATACAATGCAGGCAAAGAAACCTGATTTAGATTCTCTGCTATTTTCTCATCTTTACGATTCAACAGTTGAAGTGAAGTCATCAAAACATTGAGTTCGTTGACATTTAGACTGACAGACATGATAGTTTATAGAATAGGATTTGCACTCAAAACTGTTGCATTTGGATTCTGAATGAGAGCATATCTTTTTGCCTCAGCATAATCCCGAGCAACACATTCAATAAAGAATCTTGTACCAAGATAAATGCACTCAACTTTGTATTTCATGATGATTAATTGTTTTAAGTTAATTGTTATAAATTACACTGTTTGCCAGTGTTGTGCTTCTGTTGAAGTTAGATACTGCGTCGTTTTCTTGACTACTCTTATAGTATTACATAGAATCTGGGCAAAGTCAACCCCTGAATCATCACTATATTTGATGAGTCAAACTGTCATTGATAAGTTACGTAACTTATCACACTACATGGGAAGTTTACCGATTGACTTTCCTTTTTTGTGTGCTTGAATGTATTTCCGTGCAGAACCTTCAGTTCTACACAGTTTCTCAAGTTGTTGTCCATTGTGTATGATGATGTATCCTTTGTTAGCATAGGGAACTGCTGCGTATTCTCCTTTATTGACTATAAATCCTTCCATCATTTCCTCACCACACTCACAGCAGGTTCACCTTTGGTGAAAATCGTATCAACAACCGATTGAACTGCACGAGCAGTGCTGACACCAACCTTGTTGTAAACAGGAATACAAACTAGACCGAACGATTTGCTATACTGACCAAGGTTGCCAGGTTGAATCAAACCATCACGAAGTCCTTTTGCGTCGTCATGATGCAACCTAATGACACGTCCGATAGTTTGACTGATGCCAATAAAGTCCATGTTGCGAAGAAACAAAACTGCCTCAAGTCCAGAGACATTGATACCCTCTGCAAGGATGCTATGATGCAACACAACAAACTTCTTAGAGTTATCCTTACCCCATGCAGAAAGAGTGTCAAAGAACACCTCACGATTGACTTTGCGACCATCAATCACTGCACCAGTCTTGGCAGTAATATACATCCAAGAGAAACCACGTTGCTCTAACTCAGCACAGAAATCAGTTTCTGACACCAGTGAAACGATTTGCTTGGTTGCCTTAGCACAAATCAGAATCTTGCTGGCATTGTTATCATCAATCGTTTCCAGCAGATTAGCAGCATCACGATCAAAGTTTGTCTGCTTGCCAGTCACCATTTCCAGTTGCTTGACTACAACTTTAGGGGGCACAATGTATCCACCTTCGACAAGTTCGGGAGCAGGAACTTTGCAGATCACTTGACCATAAACATCCACATCATTCATGCCTGGTTTACCCACAGTCACGGAATGTTTCGGAGTTGCAGTAAAGAAATAGCAACGATTTGCATTGGCAGCAAAGTGCTCCGTTGCAGGGAAAAAGTTACGTTTGACCGAATTGTGTGCTTCGTCAAAGTAAATCGTATTCACATCAATACCTGCCTCCTGAATACGTTGCAGGGAGTTGTAAGTGGTGAAGATGATACGATTGCGCTTGTAAGTCTGCACCGCCCAATCATAGATACCAGCAGGACTGGTGGTGGACTCGTGATGAGTCTCCCCAGAATGCACGTGAAGCACACGAACCATAGGATCAGTGATAAACTCCAGAAACTCACTGGACAACTGCTCTGCCAGCAGAATACGGGGAGCAACTACAACAATAGTCTGAGGAGTTTGTGACTGAAACTCACGCAGAGCATCATAAATCATCTTCAGAGTCTTGCCACCACCAGTAGGCACAATCACCTGACCTTTGTTGTGCTTTTGCATAGCAGCAACAGCACGTTCTTGATGCGGACGGAGTTGAAGTTGCATTACAAATGAATCAATACAAGTATGATAGAAAAGATTAGGCAAAAAGTCAAGGATCTTGTGCCAGTTCTTCAACTGTCACGTGCTTACATAGTTGTCTTTTAAGTTCCACCTGAATGTTGATAAGATGACCATACAAAAACTGCTGATACTCATTACCTTCCAGAAGATTTGTGAGTTCAGTTATACATTCAAGTGACTTGATGAGTTTATTTTTCTCTGTGAGAGGAGTTTTCAACCATTCATCCAACACTTTATCATCAATAGGCAATTCAATCATTTTCTACATTCCAAGAAATAAGAATACCGTGCCGACCCATCAGGATTGTATTGTACCACATCACAACCCTTATACTCATCCACCACCTCAAATCTTTGGTTTGATGGTGTAGGTTGTGCGTCTAACCAGTTTGCAGCACCATTTAGAATAAACACTAACAGAATCAACACACCAAACACACCCACACCTAACATAGCACCAGACAGAAACTCTTTAAGTGCTACTTTATCGTCTTGTGTCATCGTGGTGGGGGCATCGTGAGTGCTCTGGCAGTTGTTTCTTGATACCTCATAAATGTCTTTAATACTGATTTAAGTGTGAGTTGTAGTTCTTCTACATCTTCACACTGGTCAATCGTCCTTGACATTTTTTCATACTCAAACATCTTTGCAGGACTATCGAGTTTGATATCATCGGGATGTGTTTCTGACATGTTATCGTCTCCGTAAAGTTCGTCGAATAAAAAGGACCAAGAGTTCGTCATACATCCCACTCCCGTGCTTCCCAGTCCATCAAGCACATATCAGTTTGCTGTTTGTCAGTATAGTTATCGTAGGCATATTGACGACACTCTTCTTCTGTGCCCTCAAATAGCATTTCATACATTTTGTGGTCTCCATCGTAGGTAAACTTATACAATCCCCACTCGTCGTAGCAATCAGGAAAGAACGGCATCATACCCATCCAGCAAAACTAAAAATGTATGATAGTCCCCATTCTAATGTATGAGGTGGTAATTCGTCAATATGTTCAAATACAAGTCGTCGTGCATGTAAAATACGTTCTTTGCCGACTGCAAGTAAATTAGCTTTAGAACCCTTGAGAAACTCATTAAAATCTTCTTGATTGTTTTGCTTTTGACCTGAAATATACAAGCGTCGCATTTCAGTCATCAATTCTTTTGTTTCGGGTGAAAATGTGACTGTATTTTCGCCCACAGGTATTTCCATACGCTTCATACAACCCATAGAAAACTTCATAGCGTCTCTGACTTCATCAACCGTCAGTGTATCATCATCTCCACTACGATAAGAGTGTTGAATGACACCATTTGTGCATTCAATCACACGCAACAGGGCTAGTTTATCTTTTTCTACATCGGGTAGTGCTTCAAATTCTGTTTTCCAATCAATCATTGTTCCCATACCATCTGATGTGCAAGTTTATCTCTTAACGCATTAATTCTTTTATCATCATACTGCTGAAAGTTTCCACGCTTTTCTACTTTTTTGTAATAATGTAACGCATTAATAATTATACCATAATCTTCCATCGTTATATCTATTTGCATTAAAAACCCTTTGTTTTTTTATTTTTCTTTGGCTTTGGTTCTTTATGATCTAGAACCTCAACGTGACTTAAAAAGTTACCACCACTCTCAAACCATTTACGCTTCACATCTTCATAATTATCAAAGACAAAGGTATCACCACTGCTTATTACTAATTTATAATCGTGACGAAGATAGGGTTCGTCAGATGTTTGTCGGAAATATCGTGGGTCAGAAGGGTCAATAAGTTGAGTCATTTTACTTTACCATCGAGTATTTGGTCAGCATCGAGATCCATTCGGGTATTCTTACCAAGCAACTGCAACACGTATCCCTCAAAATCAGTAGAATCTGATTCGTAGATGACATGACCGTGATTGTTGTCACTCTC